ACTATTAGAGGATGGTGGTCAATTTAATGGAGTTAAATTTTAATGACCTCATTGATATATTAGATGGCGAAGAATTTGATGAAAGACCAGTAGACTTACAAACATTTGTAACAAGCCCAGACTATCTAGCCTTGCCTCCACTTTCAGATTATCAATATATGCTTATTGAAAAATCATCTCAAATATATAAAGAATCAACATTGATTAAATTATTTGGCGAAGATGAAGGCAGACGTAGATTTAAGCAAACATGCAATGAAGTTATTGCACAGCTTGGAAAAGGTAGCGGTAAAGATTACTGCTCAACAATATCAGTAGCTTATATAGTATATTTACTATTGTGTCTAAAAGATCCAGCAACATATTATGGTAAGCCTCCTGGAGATACGATTGATATTATTAACATTGCTGTTAACGCACAGCAGGCTAATAATGTTTTCTTCAAGGGATTTAAGACTAGAATAGATAGGTCTCCATGGTTTGTTGGCAAGTATGATCCAAAAGCATCAGAAGTAAGATTTAATAAAAATGTAAACGTATATTCTGGACACTCAGAGCGAGAAGCATTCGAAGGATATAACGTGATAACCGTAATCCTTGACGAAATATCTGGCTTTGCCACAGAGAATACAACTGGGCATGACCAAGCTAAAACTGCAGATGCTATATATGATATGTATCGTGGATCTGTTGTATCTCGTTTTCCAGATTATGGCAAGGTTATTCTGCTTTCATTCCCACGTTTTAAAAATGATCCGATTCAAAAGTTTTATGATTCTGTTATAGCAGAAAAAGAAACGGTAATAAGAACAAAAACTATGAAGATGGATGAGGAATTGCCAGACGGAACAGAAGGCAATGAAGTCACAGTTGAATGGGAAGAAGATCATATTGTTTCATACACAATACCCAGAGTATTTGCGCTAAAGCGTCCTACTTGGGAAATTAATCCAACTAAAAAGATAGAAGACTTTAAGGTAGAGTTTTATAAAAACATGCCTGATGCCCTTGGACGTTTTGCCTGTATGCCACCAGAAGCCGTAGATGCATTCTTTAAATCAAGAGAGAAGATTGAAAAAGCATTTAACAATATGGCAATAGCAGTAGATAAGTTTGGAAGACTAGAGCCTTGGTTTGCGCCAGATCCAGATAAAGAATATTTTTTGCATGTTGACTTAGCTCAGAAACATGACCATTGTGCTGTGGCTATGTCACATGTAAACAAGTGGGTAAATGTAAAAGTAACTGATACTTACTCACAGCCAGCCCCAATAGTAGAGGTAGATGTTGTGAGATATTGGACTCCTACAGTAGATAAGTCTGTAGACTTTACAGAAGTAAAAGACTATATTTTATCTTTACGGACAGCTGGATTTAAGATTCGTGTATGCACATTTGACCGCTGGAACTCCCACGACATGATGCAACAGCTAAAAGCATACGGAATTAACACGGAGACTTTGTCGGTTGCAAAGAAACACTATGATGATATGGCAATGGTTGTATTAGAAGAAAGATTAACTGGTCCACATATACCATTACTGATTGATGAATTGTTGCAATTAAAGATTATGAGAGACCGTGTAGACCACCCAAGAAAAGGTTCTAAGGACTTAGCAGACGCAGTCTGTGGATCTATTTATAATGCTATCAGCAGAACCAGACCATCTAACGATCAAGAAATAGATATACATACATATGACAGCTTAAGGTGGGAAAAAGAAGATGACGATACAACTAAATTGAATGTAATTAGAGCCCCAAGAATACCTAAAGAATTGGCGGAAGTAATAGAAGGAATGGAAATACTATGAGTATATATCAAGAAAAAGCTAAAGAATGTAAATGCTGTGGAAAGCATGTACCGCTTCCTACAGTATTAAAAGAGTACAATGAAATAATGCTCTGTCCTACAACTTTCGCAAATGTTATAGAGTACAAGAGGCTATGGAAGTCTCTTGGATCACGTCCACCAGGAAATATTAGAAAGCACTTCTCTGATTACGTGCAGCAATTAGTAGAGGTAACTATTGACAAAAACGAAGATGGTACATTACAATAGATCAATTGGCAACAGTAGCCAAGTTGGTCAAGGCCCCGAACTCATAATTCGGCTATCGTAGGTTCAAGTCCTACCTGTTGCACAAAGGAGAATAATGGAAGACAGTTTTGACGAGAAGTTAGCGCATTATATTGAAATAGGTGCGATAGAGGCAGCAGGAATAGATGAAAGCGGAGAGTTTATATTTGCTATCAATGAGTCTGCTCAAGAATTAGCCCCAGAATTATGGGAAGCCCATATGCACTTTGTAGACCAATCTCTGATAGAATTATATGAGGCAGGTTACTTAAAGGTTGATTATAACGAAGACCTAGAAGCAACAATAAGTTTAAGTCCAGAAGGATTTGAAATAGCAAAAGCAAGAGGCATTATCCCTATGGATATGCCAGAAATTCCGAACGATTAGGAGATAACATGCCATACGACGTTAGACAAGGGGCGGCAGGTTGCAAAGGCTGGGCCGTTGTAAATGAAAATGGAGAGCTAAAAGGTTGCCACCCATCAAAGGGTAGAGCTCAGGCTCACCAAAGAGCTTTATATGCAGCAACTGCAGATGAGCAAAAAATGAAGGACAAGAAGAAGAAAATTTACTAGACTTAAAAAATCTAATTTGTTATAATATATGTGGGTCGCCATTAGGGGCCCACATATTAATTTATTCGCTTGAAGGAGGAATAAAAATGGTAACAACCTATACATGGGACCTTTTCAAGGATCCCTTTTTTATTGGCTTTAATCGTGAACTAGATAGACTAACTAGAGTTCACAGCCACGCATCAAACTCTACATACCCACCATACAATGTCATTAAGACAGACGACGAAGATACATTTTTGATCGAAGTTGCTGTGGCGGGTTTTGCAAGAGAAGATCTTGAAATCACTGTAAAGGATTCAACTCTTACCGTAAAGGGAGAGATTAAAGATTCAACAGATGATGCAAAATTCGTGCATAAGGGTATTGCAACTCGTAAATTCACAAGAGAATTTGCTCTTGGAGAATATATTGAAGTAATTGGTGCTAAGGTAGAAAACGGTATGCTCACAATTGAACTAGAGCGTATTGTTCCTGAAGAGGAAAAGCCAAAGACAATTAAAATCAAGTAAGGTATAATATCTATGTCGAACCGAGTTCGGTGAGACACGGGCTAATAGTTACGCCTTGGGATAGGACCTGAGCACGTCCTTGTAAACTGCTCATTATAATTTAAGGAGAAGGAATGCCAAACTACGATTACAAATGTGTAATTTGTAACTACACAAAAGAAATACCAAAACCGTTTTCGCAAGCAGACATGGTTGAACTTTGTGAAAAATGCGGTGCTGCAATGGTTAAACAATTTGGTACATTCGGCATTCAGTTTAAAGGTACAGGCTTTTACAAAACAGATAACGCTAAGTAGTCCAATGATATAATTAACTTGTTACAAAAGTTGTAACAAGGAGATTACAGTTGACTAGGACTAAGTTATGGAGATTGTCGTTAGCCGCCATTTTAGGCTTTGGTTGGCTATTTTTAACTCCTGCTTATAGCGATGATCCTCTAGCTATTGCTGCTGCAGAAATTGCAGAACTTCAAAAAGATATAAATAATCTTAATGACAAGGCGGAAACACAAAGACTTTTAGACATAGCTGAGGAAAAATACGACTTAGCTTTATCAGCTAAAAATGCTAAATCTCAAGCACAAGAAGATTATGATGATGCAGTAGATTTAGAATCTGAAGCTTTACAAAATAAGCAAGATGCTCAAGATGACGTTAATAATCAACAGCCTATTAGAAATTCTAAATATGACACACTTTTGGAAAAACAAACTGCGTTAGATGTAGCAAACATAAATCTTCAAACTGCAATAGCAAACAGTTCAAGCCTTTCGGAGGCGATTACAGAAAGCTTTAACAATAATCAAATTAATACTTCCATATCTATTAAAGTAGATGACCAGTCTAATATATCTACAACACCTAATTCAAATATATATATAGGAGTAATTGGTGGAGATGG